GGTTATAGAGGTTTTTCAATTAATAGACCAGATAAAATCTGGAACAAATTATCAACCACAGAAAAAGAAATAGGTGGAATACCTAACTCAAGTGAAGATGTTAAGCAAGCTCACGCAGCCGCAATAGAAAGCTACATAGAGGAATTTGTTGGAGGACTAGAAGTAGATTACGGTGATATGTATTTTCAACAAACACTTACAGATTGGAGTGGTTTTAACATAAACAATAGAACTAAGTATGATGCTACTATAAGTTCCGGACTAGCAATAATGGCTTGTAATAAAAACAAGTATCGCCCGGTTCCACACAGATCTAAAGTTAAAGTTAACTTAGGTATAAAAAGATACGACAACAATGGAGAAATTTCTAAATTAATAAAATAGATAAATGATTTACACAACTAACAATAGTTCTTTTCCAGATCAGGTGGTACCAGATTCAGAGAAAGCTACCTTAGATTATGGTTTAGCAGTTGGCAGAGCTATAGAAGGCGAATGGTTTAGAAACTTCAGGTATGGAACTAATGACCCAGGATACGCTGTTAATTATAATCAATACCATACATTAAGATTATATTCTAGAGGAGAACAGCCAGTACAAAAATACAAAGATGAATTAGCTATAAACGGGGATTTAAGTTATTTAAATCTTGATTGGAAACCAGTTCCAGTAATTGCTAAATTTGTTGATATTGTTGTAAATGGAATGTCTCAAAGAAATTATAAAGTAAAAGCTTTAGCTATAGATCCTTTTTCAACTAACAAAAGAACTGAATATGCTAGAAACTTATTAAGAGATGTTCAAGAAAGAGAATTAGCTGAGCAAATTAAAAATGTATTACAAATGGATCTTAGCTCTCCAGAATTAAAAGAATTAGGTTTAGAAAGCGAAGATGAGGTAAAGTTACATTTACAATTGGATTACAAACAATCTGTAGAAATAGCAGAAGAAGAAGTAATAAACGACGTATTAAATAGAAATAGATACGATTTAGTTAAAAGAAGATTTTGTAAAGATTTAACCGTTTTAGGTATAGGAGCTGTAAAAACAAATTGGAACAAAGCCGAAGGTATCATGGTAGACTATGTAGATCCAGCTACTTTAGTTTATTCTTATACTGAAGATCCAAATTTTGAAGATATATATTACGTAGGTGAAGTTAAAGCTATAAGCTTAGCAGATTTAAAACTACAATTTCCTTATTTAACAGAGGAAGAGATGAAGACTATACAGAAATATCCTGGCAACGCAGAATATTTAAGAGGTTTTAATGGTAGAAACGATAATTTAACAGTTCAAGTATTATATTTTGAATACAAGTCTTACAGTGACCAAGTATTTAAAGTAAAAGAAACTAATACAGGTTTAGAAAAAACTATAGAAAAGCCTGATACTTTTAATCCACCTTCAAATGAAAACTTTGAACGAATTTCAAGAACGATAGAAACTCTTTATAGTGGAGCAAAAATATTAGGACATCCTATGATGTTAAAGTGGGAGTTGGCTAAGAACATAACAAGGCCATATGCTGATACTACTAGAGTTAAAATGAATTATAACATATGCGCTCCTAAAATGTATAAAGGACGTATAGATTCACTTGTTAATAGAATAACAGGTTTTGCTGACATGATCCAGTTAACTCATTTAAAGATACAGCAAGTGCTATCTAGAACAATTCCTGATGGAGTATTTTTAGATATGGATGGCTTAGCAGAGGTTGATCTTGGCAATGGCACTAACTACAACCCAGCAGAAGCTTTGAATATGTATTTTCAAACAGGTTCTATTGTAGGTAGATCACTTACTCAGGATGGTGATCCTAATAGAGGAAAAGTTCCAATACAAGAATTACAAACAGGATCTGGTGGTCAAAAAATACAAACGCTCATACAAACTTATCAGTATTACTTACAAATGATAAGAGATGTAACCGGACTTAATGAAGCTAGAGATGGAAGCACACCTGATAAAAATGCTTTAGTAGGTCTTCAAAAATTAGCAGCAGCCCAATCAAATGTAGCAACTAGACATTTACTACAAGCAATGTTATATTTAAGTGCAAGAACATGTGAGAATATATCATTAAGAGTGTCTGATTCTTTAGAATTTCCTTTTACTAGACAAGCGTTAGAAAATAGTATATCAAGATACAACGTAGCTACGTTAGATGAGTTAAAAGATTTAAACATACATGACTTTGGTATATATTTAGACTTAGAGCCTGATGAAGAAGAGAAACAAGTTTTAGAACAAAATATTCAAATAGCTTTAAAGTCTCAACAGATAAATTTAGAAGACGCTATAGATTTAAGAGAAATAAATAATCTTAAGCTAGCTAATCAAATGCTAAAACAAAGGCGTAAAAAGAAAATGGAGAGTGACCAAAAAGCTCAACAGGCTAATATACAAGCCCAAGCTCAAGCTAACGCAAAAGCCTCAGAAGCTGCAGCAATGGCAGAGGTGCAAAAAGCTCAAGCAGTTGCACAGACTCAAATACAAATTGAACAAGCCAAGTCTCAAATGGGTATAAATGAGATGCAACAAAAAGCACAGA